TCAAAAAGTGCTTGACAAATAGGTGCACATGTGATATACTTATATCATCAAAAGGAAAGGAGATAGGAAGTAAAAAAAAGTAGTAACGCACATTGACAACTTAATAGATTACAGCTAGCATGAAAAAATAATCTTACTTCACAAGTAACATGTGTGCCATAGGGATAGTATACCCTTATGGTGTGGGGTATCCGTTAAAGCGGCGTAGGCAAGTGTGCAATCCTTTGTCCCCTCATCCACTCTGTTAGGGTGAGATTAAATAAGTGAGGTAAAATATTATGAAAAACGAGACAATACAATGGTTTAAAGAGGTACACATTGACAATGAACCTATGGAAATAAAGTTATATTTATCAAGTGTATATTTTAACATTTTATCTTATGATGAATTGCTAAAATCTCAAGACTTTTTTGAGATTGCAAGAGTGAATGACATTTGCTATGATTTGTTGGAATTATCACAGAAAGAATTAGGAATGTTTTCCTCTATTACTAAAACATTGAATGATTCATGGTATAGAATTAGTCATGTTTTATTTGAAACCAGTAGAAAAGAACGCGAGACGTTATCTAAAAGTTTGCATGATATAGCTACACTGTAAAGGCAGACAGCAAGGTTCAAGTCCTTGCGTAGCTTTCCACCTTAACAGGGTGAGAAAAATTAAAGTGAGGTTAAGTTATGATTACTGTTAAAGGAACAACAAAAAGAGGCAATCAATTATTAGCTAGAGCTATGGTGAATGAGGGCACGTATTTATCAGATGTATATGGTTCTTTTAGTGATGCAAAGTATAAAGCATGGAAAATCTGGTTTAATAATTTTAATAATTCTAATGAACCTGTTTACGCTTTCCATATTTGTTCTCACAACACATTTGTTTTTTCTGTAGCGTGGTTTACTGATACTAATATGCATCTTGTAACACCACAAAACCATTATTGTGTAATATTAACAGAGGATATTGTAAACAAGTGTTTATTAACACTATAAGGCATTAGCTACACTGTAAAGGCAGTCAGCAAGGTTCAATCCCTTGCGTAGCTTTCCACCTTAATAGGGTGAGAAAAATTAAAGTGAGGTATTATTATGTATAGTTTAAAAGAATTAACCGATAATGTTGTAAATGGTTTGGATGAATTATTTAACGTTAATATTAAACATTTTTGTGTTACTTATTCTGAAAATGGATGTTTAATGAAGCTTGTTACAAATACAAATAGTGACAGTCCAATCAGAATAGCTTTATCACAATTTGATGAGGGTATCACTGTCAGTACATCTGTGAATTGGATGATTAAGAGAGCTTTTACAGATTACAATATATTGGACTTGCAAGAAATGACAACTTTGATTGCACTAACGATTAAATCAAGTTTTATCGCATATTGCCATGTAAGAGGTATCTAACAGGACTTCCGTATCACAGGCGGTTAGAGGGTTCGATTCCCTCTAGTCCACTCCACCCAGACAGGGTGAGACTAAAAAATAAAGTGAGGAATTTTATCATGGCTAGAAAAAGAATGGTAACAAGAACTATTGAGCAGACTACAGCAAAGGTTATGACACTAAACGTTGTCACAGCTGAGGTAACAATTACACCATATACAATCAGTGGTGAATTGACAGGTGATGCACTCTTAAAAGCGTTGCAGGACACTTATCAAACCGATACCATGAAACTAGTACACGTTTTAGAATCAACGATTGAAAGTGTTCTGTACGGCATGGAAGAAGAAGAATTTATCAAGCTTGCAAAAGTATTACCAAAGCGTTACGTCACAGTTTCAGAAAGTGAGGATAACTAAAATGAAGTCAGAATTTAAAAGTACTTGTTGTACTAGTGCAAATTATCTTTATTGCGTAATGTGTGAAAAGCGTAACACATGCAAAACAGCTTTAGCCCTTCCAAAAATTAGCAATAAATTTGTCCATGAATTAGAACTAACTCATTATTCATATATGGAGTTAAAAAATGAATATGAGTCATTTGGCAAAAAGAATCTATATGATAGAGCTTTAATGAAGTACTATCTGGAAGAATTAAAGCGTTTAGACTCAAAGCTCAACTATGCGGTAATGTTTATAACATCAAACAAAAAGAAAGCGTGAGCACATGGTCAACGAAGAATTATACAATAAATTGTTAGAAATCTCTGCAAAGCTTTACATTGTAATTGACGAAAACAATTTGCGTGACACGCCACTTTACAATGCGTGGTCAGATATTAACCTATACGCCTACAAGTTAAGCGAAGAAACTAGCAAATAATCTATTAAGCAGAATACAATAAGGCGCGTGTGAATTGCAGGCACGGTTATAGCTTCAACGCTATACGCCTTTTAGCTCAAATGAGCATTGTACATTGACAACTAAACAACACAAGTAAAGGAGAAAATTACCATGAAAACGATTTTATGTGTTTTATTGCAAAAGGAACTAAAAAAGAGGTTAAAAGATGATATTTTTATTCACGTACACTCTAACACATTGTATGTTGATATCATTGACAAATCAGGAAATAATTGTAGGTATATAAAAGAAAGCATATCGCAGGAAATTACAAACACTGGTACAGTAAAAACGTTAACAAACGATATTTTGAACCATTATGTTAAGTACATTGTTTCGTTACATTTTTTCTAAAAATTTTTTGTAAATAGGTATTGACTTTTATATGCAAAGATGCTATAATACTCTTGTAAACAGAAAGAGATATACAAGGTTTCCTTCCCACCTCTCTTAATGGTTACATAGCCATTTGGGCAGCCGTGACTAGCTGCCCAACCTCACTAGGACAGTTACAGACAAAAGGTAAGTCGCTGTACCCTCTTGTTAGCAGGGTTCAAGTGCTATAATAGCAACTTCGCAGGAGATTATCGTCATGTTCTAACTCAAGTACTATAATAGCAAGGTGTTGTAAGCTAGGAAATTGCAGGTTCGATTCCTGTACTGTCCACTCACCCAAAGGGTGAAAAAATAATTTTTTGCATCTAAACAACAGAAAAGGAGAACAAAAAAACATGGCTAGAGTTCCAATGGTAACAAGAACAATCACAGCAACAAAAGCAATCGTAATGTGCCTCAACATTGAGCAGGGAGAGCCTTGCAACGTAAGCGTAACAGTGCCGCGCACATATAAGGATGAGGAATCTTTATTAAAGAAGATTAAGCCTCTGGTTGAAACCGATACGGTCAAGGCGGTACACATTGTTAGCACAGAGCAGGTTGAAACATTGTACGGTATGACAGAGCAGGATTTCATGGAGCACGCAAAGGTGTTACCACCAAGAAATTGTGCAATAGTTGAAGCAGACAACAATACAGACCACAACTAACACATAAAAGGAGAGTAAAACTATGATTAACTTAAAAGAAATGAGCAGAGATTTTAATAAGCGTGAACTGTATCTTATGACTATTTCACCATCAATTACATCTGTGAAAGATCTTCCAGATGGTACAAAGATTACAGTTGCAGGTACGCTTAAATTTGAAGATGTAAAGGAAGATGACGGCGAAGTAGTAAACGTTCTTTCAATTATTACACCAGATAACAAGGTTTATTCCTGTCAGTCAGCAACATTTAAGAGATCAATTTTAGATATCGCAGGAATCATGGATGGAGAGCCATTCACAGTAATTAAGACTTCTGGTAAAACTAGAGCAGGTCGAGATTTTGTAAACTGTGTACTTGACACAGAGTCAGTTAACATTTAAATTTTAAAGCAGCAGGATTATTAAGATAAGAGAGGAGTAACACGTAGGATTTTGTTACTCCTCTTTTTTAAGTAAGAGGTGCGGTTTATGGCTATTAAAAAAATTAAATCTCCAGTAGAGCAGGAGTACAATAAGCAACTTAAAAGAGTAAAATCTTTTATACGCAGAGCAGAGAAAAAAGGTTTTGTTTTTTCTGAAAATGTAATACCAAGTAGACCAAAAAGAATAACACAAGCTAGTGTTAGAAAATTGGAAAAATTAACTCCTAATAAGCTGTATCAAAAAGCAAAGTATGTTTCAGAAGCAACATATGGTGAAGTTATTTCTGGAAAAAAAGGTTTACAAATAGTAAAGCGACAGCAAAAAGAACAAAGAAAAGCAAAGCAAAAACAGCGTAATATCCAAGTTGAACCACCTACACAAGAAAGTACAAACACAGAAGGTTTTACACCACCTACTTATGTTTCATATGATACTTCATTTTTCGCTAGAGTTGTTATTTCTAATTACAGAGTAAATTTGCTACGATTTAATGAAATGTGTAGAGATTTACTAACTGATTGGTTGGACGCACAAATAGAGAAAAATGGTGAATTGGCTGTAGCTATTATGCTAGAAGATGGTGCTAAAGCAGGGTATCTGGTTAATTACAAAATAGCTTATGAAGCTGACAAAATATTCGAGTACATGAGTCACATGTTGGATTTTATGCCTGATACAGACGATATTAGAGAAAAAGTAATGGACGCATTCGAGCAAGATGAAGATAACGAGATTCCATTTTGAGAGTAAAAAAGTTTCGTTATTTCATGTGTGATTTTGAGACAACTGTTTACACGGGGCAGGTAGCTACAGAGGTTTGGGCGAGTGCGTCTGTAGAATTGTTTACTGACAGGGTATCTATTTTTCATTCCATAGGTGAACAATTTGAATACTTTAAAAGCCTTAAATCTAATATAGTTGCCTACTATCACAATTTAAAGTTTGATGGTGCATTCTGGTTATCTTATTTATTGGTTGATAAGCATTTCAAACAGGCATTCAATAAAATAGGTGAGCACGACTATGATGTTGAATGGCAAAAAGAAAAAGAAATGACCAACAACACATTTAAATACAGTATATCAGAACGTGGACAGTGGTACTCAATAATCATAAAAACAGGTGGTTATTTTATTGAAATAAGAGACTCGCTTAAACTTTTACCTTTTAGTGTTAAGATAATAGGTGAAAGTTTTGCAACTAAACACAAAAAGCTTGAAATGGAGTATACTGGTTTTAGATATGCAGGTTGCAACATAACTGATGAGGAAAAAAAGTATATTGCTAATGACGTTTTAGTTGTAAAAGAGGCACTTGAAATTATGTTTCAAGAGGGGCATGATAAATTAACAATCGGCGCGTGTTGTTTGGAAGAATACAAAAAAATTTGTAAGACTTCAACTAAAAACGTTCTGTCTTATGAGGAAATGTTTCCAGACCTTTACACAATTCAAATAGATAAATCGTTATACGGTTATCCAACAGCAGGTGATTATATTCGTAAATCTTACCGTGGTGGTTGGTGCTATTTGGTTAAAGGTAAAGAAAACAAAATATATAAAAATGGCACAACAGCAGACGTTAATTCATTATATCCCTCTATGATGAGTTCTGAAAGTGGTAATAGGTATCCAGTAGGTAAACCGTGTTTCTGGAAGGGAAACATGATTCCAGATAAAGCTATAGGAGAAAATAAGTATTACTTTGTTAGAGTTAAAACACGTTTTTATATTAAAGAAAATATGTTACCATTTATACAAATAAAGTCCTCATTATTATATGACGGTACTGAAGCACTTGAGTCAACTGACGTGTATGATAAGAAAACAGGTAAAAAATACACACATTGGATTGACGAAGATGGTAATACACACGACACAAGAGTTGAACTAGTTTTAACAATGACAGATTATCAATTATTAAAAGAACACTATGAACTAGTTGATTTTGAAATACTTGATGGTTGTTGGTTTTACAGTGAAATAGGTATATTTGATGAGTACATTGACAAGTACAAAAAGATTAAGCAGGAAAGTAAAGGTGCTTTACGTGAACTTGCAAAATTATTCTTAAATAACTTGTACGGTAAAATGGCAAGTAGTACAGACTCAAGTTTTAAAATAGCTTACGTTAAAGACGATGCTTCAATTGGGTTTTTACCAGTTGCAGAAGATAAGAAAAAACCTGGTTATATTCCAGTTGGCTCAGCTATTACTAGCTACGCTAGAAATTTCACTATCAGAGCTGCACAGAAAAATTATCATGGAGTTGATAAAGCAGGTTTCATATATGCAGATACAGACAGTATACATTGCGATCTTCCACCAGAAGAAATAGTAGGCATTAAAGTGCACGATAAAAATTTCTGTTGTTGGAAACTGGAAAGTAACTGGGATGTAGCTGTATTTACCAGACAAAAGACATACATTGAGCACGTTGTTGCAAAAAATCTTGTCCCTATAGATGAGCCATACAACAACATTAAGTGTGCAGGTATGCCACAAAAATGTAAAGACTTGTTTGAACTGTCACTATCTGGGACAGTTACACCAGATGGTTATACAAACAGTAAAGGTGAAAAAATAAAAAAGGAATGGAGTGATGATGAAAAAGAATTTTTGTTTGATTCTAAAACTGGTGAACCGATTAAGAGAACAATGAGAGACTTCAGAGTTGGTTTAAAGGTTCCCGGAAAATTAAGACCAAAAAGAATACGTGGTGGTGTGTTACTTGTGGACACGCCATATGAAATGAGGTAATTATGGAAAGATGTGTAAATTATTGTGGAATAACTTGTGTAAATGGTTATTGCCCTAATGCTTTAGCAACTGAACATCCAGAATACGGATATGAACACTGTACATGTGAAGAATGTGGTTTTTATGATGGATGTCAAGATTGCACTTTTAGAAACACACCTATGTGTACTCCAATGGATAGAAAGGGACAAATTATGAAAATTAAAGAAATTGAAATCAAATATGTTAGAGAAGATGTTACACCAGTAGCTCAATGTGCAGGTGGTGATTGGATTGATTTGCGCACTGCTGTAGATGTAGCAATGAACGCAGGTGATTTTAAAATTATTCCTTTAGGTGTAGCAATGAAATTACCAGAAAACTATGAAGCACTTGTCGTACCGCGCAGTTCAACTTTTAAGCGTTATGGTATCATTATGACAAATTCTATTGGAGTAATTGATGAAGCCTATTGCGGTAACAATGACGAGTGGGGGTTCCCAGTGTATGCAACTAGAGCTTGTTACATATCTAAAAACACAAGAATCTGTCAGTTCAGAATTATTGAGCATCAGCCATTTGTACAGCTTAAAATTGTAGAGAATCTTACTGGAAAAGACCGTGGCGGTTTTGGTTCAACAGGAAGAAGATAAACAAAATAGAAAAAAGCAGAGGTGAACAAAATGTTCATTACTCTGCTTTTCTTTATATCCTTAACTCATGCACCATGCAATGCGCTTAGCAATAACGACAAATAAGTAGGCACTATAATTTCAAGTGTGCTACCCCACATATTCATTGATGAAAACATGAGAAGATACCAGTTAGTGTTAATAACTTAAAGCACTGAGAACAGCTTCTTTGCAACGCATATCTTTAAATCTGAATGCCCCTCTTTCAAATAAATAGCGTAAATTTGATAAGAAGAAATCATTACGTTTTAGCATAACATAATTGATTTCATGATCGCTAGTTGTTACAGTTATTTTAGTAGCAAATGTGGTGTCAGGTCTATCATCACAATATATTACACCTTCTTCGCCAAATTCACGCAAGCCAAAATCTGTTCCTTTGTATTTCAATGTACAAATATATCTGCTTTTACCAGTAGGCTTATCAACAAAGCTTTTGTTATCATTAAGATAAACACACTCACTACTATAAGCTACATATGAATTACTGGAAAAAGCTCTATTAAAACCACTTGTCTTTTGTTCTTCGCTAGCACTTTCAACAAAGCCTTGTTCCAGAACAAAGCCGTCACCTCTTAAAAACTTAGTATCGTCTTTTAATCTAGCACTGATATTCATTTCTACATAATAAGGGTTGATGATACTAACAGGATTGCTTAACATGTAAACAGGTACATATCTAACTTGTTTGCCTTGCCCTCTAGCTATGGAAGTGTGTATGCTGAGAAATTTTTTAATTTCATCATCACAATAATGATTTGTCTCACTCTGAAATTCGTCGAATATCATACGCATAACGTCAGAAAACAAGTGACTATATTTTTTTATTTGGTCTGCACTATTAAGTGATAAGGCATATCCGCAACTTTTTTTATCTAAAAACAGTTCGCAGAAAATACCATCGGCATGTTTCTTACTTGTCATTTCATGTGTAGGAAAGAATAAACTACTCAAATCTTTGTAAAACTTGTCTACAACATCGTTTAGTTCATACTTAAAGCGATAAATAAGACAGAACTTTTCTCCTTTATCTAGGAATCTATTTAAACAAAGGCGCCCAAAATATGTTGTCTTTCCACCAGTTCTATTAGTTGTACACATATATATTTCTGGTTTGTTACCGTTTATGTCATTCATTGACAGTAGTTTTGTACCATCATAATATCTACTCATTTATAGTCACTTCCTTTCTTTATTTATTATAGCATAACTATTGCGTTTTGTCAATTTATATGCTATAATGATGTTAGATAAATACGGAAAGGAGTAAAAAGAAATGGAGCAGTTTTCCCCTATTATTGTAGCACTAATTTTTAACCTTTTAGACCTATGTACTGGTATTATCACAGCTGTTAAACTGAAAGATATTCAGAGTTCAAAATTGCGTGACGGTCTTTTTAAAAAGGTTGGTTTCATGCTATGTTATTTCATAGCATGGTTAGTTGATACACAAGGTTCTATTATTGGCTTTCAGTTTAGCACTCCAGTTCTGCCAGTGATTGTCCTGTATGCGTGTACAACAGAACTAGTTTCAATTCTGGAAAATATTTGCAAGATCAATCCAGATATTTTACCAGATAAGTTAATGGAATTTTTTCATATTTATGACGATAAAAAGGAGAATTAAACTATGCCAAACATTGATATGGTAGTACAGTTTATGATTGAAACAGCAAATGATAACACGCATGGGTATGACCAAACTAATCGTTACAGTCCAGATTATGACTGCTCATCTTTAGTGGCTATCGGTTTACACAATGCAGGTTTTAATGTTTCACCATATTCATGGACAGGTAACTTAGAAAAACAACTTAGAGCTTGCGGTTTTGTTGATTGTAAAGCACCATGGAAATCAGGCGATATTCATATTAAAACTGGAAAACATGTTGTTATGAGTATCAATGAAAATGAGATTGTACACGCTACTATAAATGAAAACGGTACAATAAAAGGTGGTGCAACAGGAGATCAAACTGGAAAAGAAATTTGTATTGCACCTTACTACGAATACAATGGTGGTTGGGACGTTCATTTGAGATACATTGAAAACACTTCTAACACAACAGTTGACTTAGATACTGTTGCATTAGACGTTATTCGTGGAAAATATGGAAATGGTGAAACAAGAAAATTACTTTTAAAGGAAGCAGGTTTTAACTATGTTACAGTGCAAACGCGTGTTAATCAGTTAATGCAGGGTGGTTCACATCATACAACAAAAACAAACGAAGAAATTGCTCTTGAAGTAATTCGAGGTGACTGGGGAAATGGTGATGAACGCAAGCACAGACTAGCACAAGCAGGTTATGAGTACACAACTATTCAGAAAATTGTGAATGAAAAAATGAAACAGGAGAGCAATTTATGAGTTCAAGTATTTATGTTATTTCTGCAATATGTGGCAACTTTTGGCAGGAGTCAACATTGTCCCCAGGTGTGTGGCAAAATTTAACTCCTGGTTTGCCTACTGATTTGCGTAAAGGTTATGGACTAGGTCAGTGGACAAACGTTAACGGAGATACACACGGTAGGCTCTACCAACTTACTACATGGTTAACAGAAAACGGATATGAGCAGGACGATGGTGACGGGCAACTTGCTTTCTTATTATATGAAAATTTGTGGATACCTCATGCAGATTACACATTTCAAACATTGACTGAATTTTTACAATCAGATTCTACAGATATTGAAATGTTAACACATGCGTTTAACCAGTGTTGGGAAGGCATACATGACCAATCATGGGATTTGCGTGTAGAATTTGCAAATAAATGTTACAATTACATTCAAGACCACTATGACGATAAGAGCATAACAAGGTGGTACACAGAAAACATATATCTACCAGAAAGCAACACACTTAATAATGCTGTTATGATTTATCGTTATTTAACTAACGGTACACCACCAGTAAAGCGTAAAAATAAAATGCCTATTTGGATGAAAATAAAATATCATTATTGATAAGAAGGGAGAACAATATGGCTATTAGAAGTAGAGAAGAAATTATCACACAGCTAAAAACACAGCTAGGTGATAACACAGATGATGGTACAATTTCTTTTCTTGAAGATGTAAGTGACACATTAGATGACTTAGAGTCAAAAGCTAGTGATACAACAAACTGGGAGCAGAAATATAAGGACAATGACGCAGAATGGAGAAAGAAGTATACAGAAAGATTCTACAGCCCAAAGCCTAAAGATGAACCAGATGTGCCAGATGAGCCAGATGAGGCTAATACACCAAAAACGTTTGCCGATCTGTTTAAAACAGTTTAGCATAAATATTATTTAAAAAAGGAGAAGTAAGATATGTCAAGAAGAATTGCAAACAGTACGCTTAATGCGTCAACAATTGATATTATGAATGTTATTCGTCAGAATGCTTCATATGAATATCAGCAGAATGTTCCAATAGTAGCAAAAGCAAGTGATATTCCAAGGGTAGGAGAAGTTATCTATGGTACACCCACTTTTGCTAACCAGTTTATTAACGCACTTGTTAATAGAATTGCTATTGTACGTGTCCAGAGTGCAACATTTAACAATCCTTATTCTATATTAAAAAAGGGATACATTGAGTTTGGTGAAACAGTAGAAGATATTTTTGTTTCTATTGCAAAAGCTGTTGACTTCGACCCAGAAAAATCCGCGCAGCGTGAGTTTCAGAGAACTATTCCAGATGTAAGATCAGCTTTCCACACAATGAACTGGAGAGTTATGTACCCTGTTACTATTCAAGATGAGGACTTAAAGCAGGCTTTTCTTAGCATTGATGGTGTACAGAATCTTATCGCAAAGATTGTTGAATCTGTTTATACTGCCGCAGAGTATGATGAGTTCTTGCTGTTTAAGTACTTACTGATTAAGGCTATTAGTCATGGTAAGATTCACAGTAAAAGCGTAGGTGATGGTACAAACCTTGATACAGCGGCTGTGCAGTTTAGAGGTACTTCTAATTTGATCACATTTATGTCAGATAAATACAATGAATTGAAAGTAAAAAACAATACTCCTAAAGACAGACAAGTTATCTTTATGGACTCATTATTTAATGCAGAATTTGACGTAAATGTACTTGCCAGTGCGTTCAATATGGATAAAGCTGACTTTATGGGTAGATTATTCCTTATTGACAACTGGACAGAATTTGACAACGCACGTTTTGATGTTATTAGAGCTAATTCTGACGGTATTGAAGAAGTTACATCTGCTGAGTTAGCTCTTTTAGCAAACGTAAAAGCTGTTATCTTAGATGAAAAATGGTTTCAGGTTTATGATAACAACAATAAATTTACAGAGGATTATGTTGCTAGTGGTTTGTACTGGAATTATTTCTATCACACATGGAAAACTGTTTCCAACTCACCATTTGCTAATGCTATCGCGTTTGTTACTACAGCAGCTAATACAGCTTTACCAGAAAGTATCACAGTGCATGTAGACAGTAAGGATGAAAGTGATGCAGCTACAGTATTTACAATTAGTCCAAAGTATGAGAGTGCAGGACTTGATCCAAGAAACGTTAATTTTGTACAGACAGAAGCTTTAACAGAAGCAGGTATCGCTGTACAGAAATTTGGAGGTATTATTATTCCTACTTCGCAGGTTGCAACAGATGTTAAAATTGTTGCAGAGATCAACGGTACACAGTATACAGCTAGCACTAGCCTAACTGGTGCAACAACTGTAGATACTACATTTACACTTAATAAGGGTTGACCTTAAATTAAAAAAGGGCGTAGGGTATATCCCTACTCCCTATAAAAAAGGAGTGAATATATGTACATTCAACCTACAACAAATATTAAACTTTTGAGAAATGTGCCACTTGATAAAACATATGAGCATACTATTTATTTTGATGATGCTAATAAACAGCATAGCTATTTTAACGGTTTAGCAAAGTATAATTTGACTAATTATACTTATCAACGTGTTAAGAGAGGGGTATCAAGAGTTGGTATAAAAGCTGATAGTTTATATGACTGTAATTATATGATGTTCCAAAATACTAGTTATGGTGATAAATGGTTTTATGCCTACATTACAAACGTTGAATTTATCAATAATGAATGTAGTGAAATCACATTTGAGCTTGATGTTATGCAAACATGGTTCTTTGATTATAGTGTTGATCATTGCTTTGTTGAGAGAGAACACACGGAAACAGATGTAATAGGTGAGCATATTGAACCTGAGAGCGTTGCAACAGGGGAGTATGTGTTTAATAACTATTCACCTATTATTAGCATGAATGATATGGCTGTATGTCTAGCTATTGTCGACGTTGATGAAGGAACAAGTGGTACGCTGTATGACGGAATATATGGTAGTGCTGAGCTTTGGGCATATAGTAGTACTGATGTTACAGCTATCAATGAAAAAATTAGTAGCTATAATCAAAAACCAGACTCAATTATTTCTGTTTACATGTTTCCTAAAATGTTTATTGGAGATATTCCATCAACACACAAAATATCATATGGTGCAGGTGCATTAATAAATAATATAACACTAGCAGGAATAAGTGCATCAGACACGTTAAATGGATATAAGCCAAAGAACAAAAAGCTGTACACGTATCCATACAATTTCTATCATGTTGACAACGCGTCTGGTAGTGAACTAGCTTTACGTTATGAGTTCTTTCCAAATCTTACACCAGTAGTTGAAATTAGTGGTACTATAACACAGCCCGTAGTTGCTGTTTTAAGAGCTTGTGGTTATAAAGGTGTAGCAGGTCATAGTGATTTAGGTGGGTACACTACTTTAAACACAGAAAGTATTCAGTTACACAGTTATCCTATGTGTTCATGGAATGTTGACGCATATCAAGCGTGGATAGCGCAAAATAGTTTACCTATCGCTTTAGGCACAAGTGCTAATATAGCTTCAACAGCTCTTAATTCTATTTGGCATCCATTAGCAGGGCTTAACATGGAGTTGAACGCTGTTTCACTAATTTCTAATACGTTATCACAAGCATATCAAGCATCTATAGCCGCTGATATCAGCAAAGGAAATCTTAACAATGGTGGTGCAAATGTAGCAAACAATAAGCAACAGTTTTATGGTGGTAGGTGTTCTGTTACAGCTCAATTCGCAAGAATGATTGACGATTATTTTACTATGTTTGGTTATGCTGTTAAACGTGTAAAAGTGCCAAATCGTAATAGTAGACCTCATTGGAACTATGTTAAGACTATTGGGTGTACTTTAACTGGTAGTATTCCATCTGATGACATGAAGAAGATTTGTAGTATCTACAATAATGGTGTTACATTCTGGAAAAATGGAACAGAAATAGGGCATTACGAATTAGACAATACTGTATAAAAAGGGGGGTGAAATCGTGGGTAATAAAAAACGAACAGCCAATTTGTTTGAGGATAGTGCTAGACTCAACAACTTAACGTATAAGCAATATCTTGACCGTTTAACAGAACTAGCTATTAGCATGTTTGAGTGGAAAAATTTACCGCCAAGTGTTGACGCAAGATATCTTGAATTGCATTTATTTGAAACGGGTTGTATGGTGTATTTCAATGATGATGTGCTAGGTAACATATGCTTAGATTGCATTGCTAATGGTAGACTAGGTATTTACGGAGACCCTATTTTAAGACGAGCTTATTCTGGTTATAACAACTATAACGCTTTATTAAAAGAGAGTAATAGTGTTATTGTTTGGAATAATTATTTGCATACAAATAGTATGCTTGACGTAAAAATGTTTGCTAGGCGTTTATACGTTCTTGATAGAATCATTGACGTAAATGCAAATGCTCAAAAGACACCAGTTTTAGTTCAAGGTACTGAAAAACAAAGACTTACTTTGATCAATCTTTATAAAGAATTTGACGGTAACGCACCTTTTATTTTTGGTGATAATAACCTTGATCTTAACGTGTTAAAGGTGTTGCAGACTGGAGCACCTTACGTTTGTGATAAACTGTACACACTCAAAACGCAATATTGGAATGAAGCTCTCACTTATTTGGGTATTAGTAATATTAACATTCAAAAGCGTGAAAGACTGATAAGTGATGAGGTAACAAGAAATCAAGGTGGAACTATCGCTAGTAGATACAGCAGGCTTAACAGCAGGAGAGAAGCGGCAAGGAAAATCAACGCTATGTTTGGCACTAATATACAGGTTAATTACCGCGAAGATTTCCAACAGGTTGACAATGACACTATTCCAGAAGAAGCAGGAGCAGATACGATAGGGGGTTCAGGTAATGAGTAAGTACACAACAGAAGTAAGATTTATCTGTGAATCCAAAAGCGGACTAGAAGAATCTAAAGGTGCTAGCAGTGTTGATGAGGTGATTGCTAATTCATGGAGCAAAATATTCACTTCAAAAGTGTCATTTTTTGATGAAGCGTATAGAAGTGTTTTGTGCCAGAAGATTTTGAAACATTATTATCTTAGAGAGATTGGAGCTGAGACGGTTGGTATTTGGATGCTTTGGATGAATACAAGGCTCGAAGAAATTATGCCATATTACAATCAGCTATATGAGAGTGCTAAGATCGAGTTCGATCCAATGCACGATGTAGACTTAACAAGGAAACATGAGAGAAATGTTGATGGTACAAGTAAAGAAGATGGAACTAGAACAGATAATACTACTGGTAAGAGAACACTTACAGGTAACAGAGATACAGATAGTACAGGTAGTAGTACGAGAAATACAACAAGTGGTAGCGATGAAACAAAGAGAGATTTGTATTCTGATACACCACAAGGTGCTATCACTGGTTTGGAGAACGAGAACTATCTGACAAACGCAAGAAAGATTACAAATAATGTGAACGGAACTGGAAACGAGGAAACTAACACAACTGAAAATACTGGTACTAAGTATAGTGAAACAGAAGATACAACTGGTAAGGTTGATGGTATTACAAGTAACACTGGCAGTAGTAGCACTACTGAGGATTATCTGGAAACTATTACTGGTAAACAGGGTACAGAAAGTTTTAGCAGTCTGTTGAATAAGTTTAGGGAAACTTTTCTTAACATTGATATGCAGGTTATTGAAGAATTCAGTGATTTATTCTTTGGACTTTGGTAATGAAAGGAGTGATATATATGTGCAAAACGCATTATTTCGAAATGTGGTGCTATAAAGTACTTCCACTTGTATATGATGAAAGCCTCAGTTATTATGAAATTTTATGCAAAGTTGTTAAGTACATCAATAACCTTATTGACCAGGACAAAATTATAGGTAATGAGTTAAATGATTTGAAAAAAGAACTTGACGCTGTTAATAAATGGATTGATGATTTTGACACTAGTTATATTGAAAAAATTGTAACCCAATACTTATCAACAATGATATTTGTTGAAATTTCTAACAGTGGGTATATTATTTATAATATACCTGAAAATTGGGAGAGTATTACGTTTAACACAACTGGTTTAGACATTACGCTTGATTTACAACCAGAATATGGTCACTTAGTTTTAAGCTATTAACGAGAGGAGAAAAATAATATGAACAGACAGTATATTGGAGCAAGGTATGTGCCGAAGTTTTTTGACGATGGAAAGGGGAGTAATGAGTGGATTAGTGGTTTGAGTTATGAACCATTGACTGTTGTTACTCATTTAGGGAATATTTTTATTAGTAAGAAGCCTGTTCCTGCTAATACTGAAATTACTGATACTAATTACTGGGTTGTTACTGGTAACTATAACGCACAAGTTGAAGAATATAGACAGGAAACTGTTAGGGTAGCTAATGGTCTTGCAACAGAAGTTGCAAATAGAGAAAGTGCTGATAATAATATACTAAAAAATATTGAAGATGCTAAAGATGTAAATAAAACAGAAATTGTTTTATTTGGTGATAGTTGGGTTGACTATACTAACGACCCTAACAACGTAAGAATACCTCAGGTGTTAAATTCTTGCACTGGAATGAGTGTTCATAATTATAGCTATGGCGGAACTGGATTTGTTGCTGAGAAAGGTTATATGAAACAGATTGATGATTTTGTTTCTGATAATACGTTTGACCACACTAAGGTTAGTTGTTGTATCTTGATTGCAGGTCTTAATGAATATAACCCAATGACACCTAAAGAAACTTTTGTAACTTATTTACAGAATTGGGTTGACAAGTTAAGACAATATACTGACACACCTATTTATTGGTTCTTCGATTATAGCATGGTAAATGACGTTAGAAGTAATGGATTTAATAGGGACTTCTACGATCAGCAGGATTATTTTAATTATGTAGCAAATAATGTAGGCAGAAAAATTCACTGTCAAAATATGCAGGGGTGGGTAAGATTTGAAGAAAATAACAATTATTGGAATACAAGTAATTATTATCACCCTAATGCTTATGGGTCTACTGAAGTGGGATTCAATATTGCAAAGGTAATTATGGGTCTTACACCAACTTTATACCAGTATTGCTATGTTGAAGGAACTTGGGAAAATAGTTCAAGCACGTTAAGTAGAATGTATGTTAAATACAATCTAAAAAATGACAGGTTATATGCAACTGTTTCTTGCCCAATTGCGGCATCTGGAACTAGTGCCCCTAGTATAAATGAATTTGTTGTTAATTATTCACATAGTACGCCAGCAGGGTTAGATACTAATGTAAAAATTACTGAGGGTATTATAACTACAAAATATGGAAAAGCAGTATACTTTTATGATACTGACAAGGTATATGGAAAGATTGTACCTGGTTATATTTTAACAGAAATGATGTGCTATAGACAGTAATATTCTAGTGGTACAAGAAGTAACAATCTTGTACCACTTTTATTTATAACCTAGTACCATCCCGATGTCATTAATGGAGCAAAACAAAGTGCTAGCCTGTGAGCCTGCAAGGTCGGAATGGACAATGGGGTTTGAAGTTAAAGGGGCGTACCCTAGACCTTTTCAGCATTTTGCACAAAAA